TCGCGGCACCGATGGATGCCTTGAACGCGACACCAGCGACATCGAATCCCTTGCTCAACGCCGCCGCACCACCCTTGCCAAGTCCGGCCAGTCCTGCACCGGTGAGTTTCCCCATGCGCTTGGCAGAAGCAGCAACAAGCTCGGTGGCACCGGCCATGGCCCGCTTCAGGGCGGTGATGTCGGCTCCAAGGGTAACGGTGAGGGCGCTCATGTCAGATCGTTGGCGTCAACCGTCGGCTGGTTCCATTGCAACCTCAGCGCCTCCAACTGCTCCCGCAGGCTGGTCTGGCCCTCCCCCGTGCTGCTCCAGTGCGCCCTAACTCCGTTGCGCCGCAGCAGGCAGTGCTGGTATTGGAACAGCCGCGCCAGCGGCATGAACAAAATCCGCTCCTCTGGCCAGCCGGTTTCGGCGGCGATGGCGAACACCTGGGCGGCTAGGAAACCGGGCTCGTCGCAGGGCGGGGCTTTTTTCCGCCGATGCCGGCCACGGGATCCACCTGCGCCGCCTCCAGTTCACGGCTTTGTTCCTCCAGGCGCTTGAACGCGGTCTGGAAATCGGCCGGGGTTAGCCCACCGCAGAAAATCAGGGCGGCTTCGCGGAATGCCTGATCGTTGAACGATGCCCGCACAACCTCGGGCCACGGGGCGCAGTGGGCATAGACGAAACCCATCAGCGCACCGGTGAACTCGGGCGTCCCTTCGGCGGGCGTCTCCCCCTTGACCAGCGGGTTGCCGGTGCGGAGCAGCACATCGTAGCTGGCCAGCGAAAGCGGGCGCATGGCGTGGCCGCCGACGATGGTCTCAATATCGTGGAAGGCGGCGGATAGGTTGGATTGGCGGTCGGTGTCGTTCATGGGAATTTCAGAGGTAGCGGAGAAACAGGTCTTCGGTGGCCGGGCTGGCATCGAGCGGGATGAAGGCGACCTTGCCCCGGCGCTTGATGCAGGCGAGCGGCACATCCTGCTTCACCTTGTCCACGAGCCGCTCCCGGTTGAGCAGGGCGCACTTGATGTAGGCGAACGGATGCTCCGGGTTGGCCAGGTGCCAGGTGTCGTCATGCCATGCGGCGATTAGTTCCTTGGTCTGGAATTTGCCGTCCGGACTCGCTGGCTCGAAGAACCAGACGATGCGCTCGCCGCGGATGCCATCGCCGACCACGCGGACGAACGGCTTTTCGGCGAGCGGGATGCCAACAGCGGTGAGTGCGGCGGCCAGGCAGGTGTTGCTCGTGGCGGTGGACGAAATATGGGAGACGGCGTTCATTCGGGGATCTCAAAGTTAGAGTGGATGTCACGCCCCAAGCGTGATGAAAGGATAGTGGGTCGCGGTGATGTCGATCTTCTCGAAATCCTCATTGTTGAGGCTGCGGCTGATCTGCATGACGATGGTGGTGCCGCCGGAGGTAAGAAGGTGGTCGGGGATGGCGTTGGCAAGGGCCAGCGAACTGCCGAGCTTGCCGTTGAACGCGGAGGTCTTGGGCACCAGGCCGGAAAGCTTGACCTCGGTTTTACCCTGATAGAGCGAGAGACCCTGAATCTCGCCGCTGATATTCAGGACCGGCTTGTCCTGGATGGAGAAGTCGAACGATTGGTCATAGAGGATGATTCCCGACTGTGCGGTCGTGATACCCCAGTTGCCGGTGATGCCAAGAAGGTTAGCGGACATGCCACGGGCCGCTTGTCAACCGCGCTCACACCGCCGACACCACCGCGTCATACCCCAGCACGGTTTCGCGACCGCGGGCCTCATCGGGCGTGGTGGCGCTGTCGCGGGGAATCAGGGTGTGAAGGATGAAGGTGGCCGAGTTGAGCGCCGTCTGGATGGCGGGCTTGTCGCGCAGGACCATCACAAGCGCCGCCGCCCATTCCGCGTGGGTTTCCGCCGGAGTGTCGTCCACCTGGCTGAACAGATGGACGGTCATTTTGACCATCGCGGTGTCGGGCATGGACGGATAGGGCTTGGCCTCGGTGGCGTCGAGCACCACGCATGGGCGCGTGCGGAGTTCGTCGCGGCGGGCGACATGGATGGGCAGGTCGGCCGGGAAGCCTTCAGGGCGGTTGGCGTGCAACCAGGCGGCGAGCTTCGAGGTGAGTGCGTCTTCAATCAGGTTTGGCATGGTGCCAGGGTGGCCGAGTCAACCGGCGCGGCGGCGCAGGGCGCTATTGGTCCGGTCGGCGATCACCTTCATTGATGTGACCAGCGCCTTGCGCAGCCGCCCCGCCGCCACTTCCAGCGCAAGCGCGATCCCCTTGTGGGTGCTCACCTCGTCGATGTAGTCAAGCCGGTTGACCAGCGAAACCGCAGGCTTGTCGCCGGTCCTAACCGTGGCGGTGCCCGGTGCCTGCTTGTGCCGGGTCACCCATTGCGCGGCACCTCTGACTTTGCCGCCGATATTCTTGGCGGCGTTGAGCCAAGAGCCTTTGGCAAAGCCGACCCGCTTTTGGATTTTGGCGACATAGGAATCGAGTGCCTTTGGGCTGGTGACGATCTGGGCCGGGACCTTCCGTTTCACATTGCCGTAGCGCCCGGTGCGGCTTTGCTGATGGAGTTTCGGGTCCAGCCGGCCGACCGGCAGACTTTTCCACGGCGAGTTGGACGAATGCAACGCCTGCTCGGCTCGCGAGAACCGGCGGTTCTGGATGTTGGCCCAGAATCTATCGGCGGCAGCCGGATCGGACGCTCGCGTTTTCTCATACGCATCGGACGGTACGGTGAATACCTTGTTGATGTCGCCGACCACCGCCTTTTCGCCGCGCTGTTTCGCCTTGTCGGAGAACCCGAACGGCCGGGTGTTGCGGGCCAGTTCCACGGCCAGTCCCCGCGCCTCCTGCTTGACCAGCGATTCGAGCGTGCGGCCGACCTCTTCCGGGTAGCGGCGAAGCAGGCGGGCCACATTGAACGCGCCCTTCATCCGGGCCGTGAAGCGGATGTAGTCGTCACTCATCGGTGCTGGTCAGAGTGAGGGTTAGGAGTGGCGAGCGCGGATGGTTGGAAACCCTGCTGATGCGGTATTCAGCACCGTCCACCTCGATCTTCTCACCGAACTTCGGCAGCGCGGCCGGGAATGCCAGTTTGGGCACCCGCACGCTCAGGTCCGGGGACTCAACCATGCCGCCCAAGTCGATCTGCTGCTCATTGCGGATGCGGCTCGCCAGCACGAGCAGGTCGATGCCCTGCCACCGCGCCATCACGCCATGCTCGGTGAGAAGCTGCCGCAGGTCGGCTAGAATGTCGGATTCAAGTCCCATGCCCGTGCCACGCTGTCAAAATGAAACACCCTCCCCGGTTGCCCGGAGAGGGTGAGTGTTATGCAAACCACCCCACATCACCCGATGTAAGGAAATGGGTTAGGAATACTCGCCTGCGACCAGATTGACCCGGCAGGCGGCGGTGCCGTCCAACTCGATGAGGCCCGGCCCTTCGTTGACCACGAACACGGTCGGCGCGTTGGCCTCCTTGGTGGCGGCACCGACCGGGATTTGCCCGAAGTTGGCCATCAGGTGGACCATGTCGCCGGGCGCGAGGGCCAGGCCGAGGTTGGCGTTGAGGGTGATCGACACCCCGGCTTGCACCGAGGCGACCACGCCGCGAATGCCCGTGCCGGTGACCGCGGAGAACAGGACCACCACGTCACTCGCCGCCGCGCCAGCATAGGGCACGCAGTTGATGACGGTCTGGTTGGCCGCGCTCGTGGCGGTGACGGTCGTGGACTTGGTTGGGGCCTTGAAGGTGAGCAGCGAGGCCGCCTTGTCGGAGGTCGCGCTGACATACTGGACGCGGATGCGGTCGCGCCCGCTGGCGGGGACAACCACATGGCTGAGGGTGGATCCGGCGTTGCCGGTGAAGCTGAATGGAATCATGGCTTGGATTGGCTGTTGGTTAGGGTTGGGTGGCTCACGGTTTGACGAGTCGCTTGAGGGCGTCGGATTTGCCGACGGTGAAGCCGTAGAGGCATTCAATGGTGACGAAGACCTTGTTGGCGCGGGTGTCGGTGAAACGCAGGTAGCCGAAGGTCATGCCGGTCTGCGGGTCGGTGACCGCACCGGACTGCTGATATTCGGCGACCGGCTGGAGGTAGCGCATGGCCACGGCCACCGCGCTCGGGTGGACCGCAAAGCCGACGAGTTTCTCCGCGTGATCGGCCGGGATGACCACCGTTTCGTGGAGGTCAAAACCCGCCAGCCGCCGGATGAGTCCCTCGGTGACGCCGGGGGCGCTCAGGTTGAGGTTGAAGCTCTTGGCGACCACATCGTCGGCGAGCAGGTTGGTGTAGTAACCGGCGTCGAGCACCAGCGACCGGGGCGAGGCGGGCATCTTGGCGTTGCCGCACGCCTCGCGGATGTTGAGCACCTTCTTGTAGTCGAAGTTGGTGGCGGCCACTGCCGGGATGGGAACACCGAAGTTGGCCAGGGTGATGACCGTCATGATGTCGAGCAGCACGTCCTGGGCGAGCTGTTGGGCGGCGGTGCCAACCAGGGTGTCGAGCAGATCCATGGCGGTTTCCGACGCTTCGCGGGCGGTGACGTGGACCGTCTTGAACTTGTGGCGGTTAAGCGTCACCGGGATGGTGGTGACGGTCGAATCGGAGTTGGCGGTGTAGTCACCGGCGAAATCGCTCGACCCGGACGGTGCGCCGATCAGCGGCACGCGCACGGTGTCGCCCTTGTCCGCCTGTTGCGGGCCGAAATTGGTGGAAAACGAGGTGACGGGCATCAGGTTCGCGGTGAAGGGCATGAGCGCCTTCTGGGCGACCTTGATGTCTTTGACGTTGGTGAGGGTGTTGGACATGGTGTGTTAGGCTTGGTGTTGAATGGCTGGCTGGATCAGGCTTGGTGCTTGAGGATGAGGGCTTGTTGTTCGGGGGTGAGCTTGCGCCAGAAGAGGGTCTGGGCGGCCGGGTCGGTGATGGCGGCGAACTGCGCGTGGAGTTCGGCGGCCTGCGGTTGGTCACCCGCGGGAGTGACGCGGGCCGGCAGCGTGGTGCCGGTGGAGGCGACTACGCGGGCGACCTCGGTCTGGACGCGGGTGTCGAAATCCGCCTGCGACGCCTGGAGCGTGGTGACGCGGGATTGCAGGGCGGTGGCGTTGCCGATAGCGGTGTCGCGCTCGGCTTTGAGCGTCTCGACCTCGGCGGCGAGGATTGCGGTTTGGCCGCGCAGCGATTCGGCGTCGGCCGTCGCTTCGTTGAGCAGTTCGGTTTGCGCCTGGTGGTCGCGTTGCAGTGCTTCCAGTTGGGCCTTGGTTTGGGCGAGGATGTCTTCGGGTGCGTTCATCACCCGTGATTTCGTGTCAACCGTCGCATGGAAAACGCGGAGGCGGCGCATGGCTTCGGCACGGTCCGGGACCATCCCCGCGATGTTGAACCGCTGGGCCTGTTTGCCGCTGAAGGTTTGACCCTCCATGGCCTCTGCCGGGATGGACCGCTTTTTGGCGAGCACGGCCGCATGGAACTCTCCGGCGATCTCGGCGAGGTTGGAATTGATAAGGTCCCGCTGGTCGTCGGTTAGGGGCGTGCCGGGTGCGCCGATGGATTTGTATTTGCCGACCGCGAACACTTCCACTTTGATCCCCTCGCTGGCTAGCGCGGCGGAATCGTCGATCACGGCCTGCACCACGCCGATGGAGCCAACCTGGGCGGAGGGCGTGGCGTAGATGGCGCTGGCCTGGGAGGCGATCCAGTAGGCCGCCGAGCACATGAGTCCGGACGAAAACGCATACACCGGCTTGTTTTCGTTGATCGTCTTGACGGCGGCGGCAAGTTCGGGGGTGCCAGCCACCGTGCCGCCGGGCGAGTCGATGTCGAGGAACACCGCCTTGATGTCGTCGCGCTGGCTTGCCTCGGTCAGCGCCGCGCCGATCTCATCGGAACCAACGGCACCCATCAGCACGCGGGCGAAGAGGTCGGGTTTGCGGAGGATCGGTCCCTCGATGGACACGATGCCGACACCATTATCGACCCTGAGCAGCGGGCTTTGCGGTCGGGATTGCGGCAGTTGGCCGCCACGCTCATTGAAGGCACGGACGGCCAGCGCCATGGAGCGCAGGGCTTCGGGCTGGATCAGCCATTCACGGGATTGCAGGAGCGGATTCACGCCCCGTCCGCGATGTCAACGCGGAGCCGGATGGTTTCCACAGCATGTCCACCGGCACACCGTATTTCAGGGCGGTTTCCAGGATCATTTTGGCGTCGGTTGCGCGGCGCTCGATTTCCTCGCCAAAGTCGGCACCCAGTTCCGCGTAGTGGTCGCTGAGCGTCTTGAGTCCCATTTCCACGTCGGCGCGGTTCTGTTGGGCTTCGCGGCCCGCGTCCACGGTGATCCGGCGGGGTGGCACCGAAGTGATTTTCCACCATCCGGCGACGGGCGGCAGCAGGCCGCGGTCGATGGCATCGCCGATCACATAGGCCCACACCGGTTGGATCAACCGGCGTTCGAGAATGAGCTGGCGGAACGAGAACCGGCGATCCGCCTTGGCGACGATGAGTCTGACACCCGCGCCGCCGATCTTGCTGGAATCCGCCGCGAACTCGAATGGGATCACTCCGAGCGCCGCGTCACGGCGCAGGTGTTCCAGAAAGCCGGTGAAGGTGGGCGACGGGCGGTTGGATTGGAAGCTGTCCAGCGATTCGTCGGGCTTGAGGGCGACCAGCTTGCCGCCGACGATGCGTTGAAGCGTGACCGGGTCGCTGGCCTCGCCGCCGGTGTTGCCGCCGCCAACCACGAAATCACCGTTGTCGTCGATCTCGCCACGGGCGGTCTTGAGCACGCGGGCCACGTCGGCGTTGTCCTTGACCGCGTGTTTCTCCAGGGCGAGCAACTCCATTTCATCGAGCACATGGTTGATCGAATGTTGGATCGTCGGATGGGAGCGAACGCCGCCGGCCCATTCCGGCTCGTGGATGTGAAGAATAGCCTCCGCCGGGAGATCGCGGACTTTCCGGCCATCCTCCAACACCCGGTAGAATACCGGTGCGCCCCACGCGTCGAGGCCAACGCCGTCGATGGTTTCCTTGGACCCGAACTCGTCGCCGATCCGGTGGGACTCGATCAACTGGATGCGCGGCTCGCCCTCGCTGTCACGGGTCTTGTGGATGAAATACTCGCCGTCGATGTCCATGCCCCGGCAGACGAGCGACTGGCATTCGGCAAACGAAAACCGCCGCGTCACCTCACAGCGGGCGGCCCACAGGGAAAAGAACTCCTCGGCCTTGCGGTTCCACTCCGGGTTGCCCGACTGTGCCTGGACGCGGATGCCGTCGCCCGTGGAATAGATCGCCATGTTGGCGACCAACTCCCTAACGAATCCGCTGTTCTTGTGAAGGTAGCGCGCCTTGCGGACCAGCTCGGTGCGCACGCCGGGAGTGAGTTCGTTGCGGGCGTCGCTTGGCGAAGCTCCCGGCACCGCACCACGGCGGGGCGACCAGTTGGCCGCTTCATACGGCGACCCCCACGCCTTCGGAACGAGGACGGGGGGCAGCAGAAGGCGGGCGATGGATTTGAGGCGGCTCATTTCGGGAGGTATCCGGCGATGTAGGAGGCACTGGTGATGCGGGCGCGGCCGTAGGTTTCGGGGTCGAGAACCCGCAGCGCGTGCCCGCATTCCTCAAGCACCTGATCGACCGGCATGGTGAACTGCTTGGACACCGACGTTTCCGCGTCGTTCCAGTTCATGATGGTCTTGCCTTCCAATAGCAGTTCCTTCGCCCGCGCTTGGATGGCGAGAACCTCGCTGACGGTGAATCCGGTGATGAAGAGTCCTCGGGCCATGCTTCAATAGGATTGTCAACGGGGCGACTCCGTTTCGGAGGCATGGGCGCGGCGCATCTTCTCGGCATCCTCTGCGGACCAGCCCAATTTGTC